GTGAGGCGGATTCATTTATGGTAGAAGAAGTAAATGTTAAACTTACATTATCTAACAGTACCACTACTTCTGTACCTTTAAATACATTGAAACTCCCTGAGTAGCTAAATGTATTTGCTGCTCCCGTATTTTGGGAGTATGTTTTTGTTACTTTTGTATGTGCCATTTAGTTATTTCGGGAATCTAGGGGTCTCTTTTCTTGGAAAGCTTAACTCAAGAATTTCGTTTCTATTTTCTCTGGTACGAGTTGAATGTCCATCTTTTTCTGCTTTTAATTCTTGTACAGCTGTATATCCCGGATGATCTGGTTGATTAAGTTTTGCCCAAGCTTTTTCTCTAGCTTGATTCATTATATTATCTATCAGAGTATTATGTGGGTAGGTATTAGGATTGATATCATAAGCAGATGGATTATTTACATTTGCTTTCATTTCAGCCATAGAATTTTTAACATCTTGTCTTGTAGCTAAGTAATTTAAAGCTTCTTCTACATTTTTAAATTTCTTATATCCTACTGTTATAGGAACTGTACCTATAGCATTTTGGAAATGTGCTCTTACATGTGCATTCTTAGTAAATGAATATCCACCGAAAGCATAAGTAGTAGATTTTAAATCATAATTACTATCTAAAAGTAAACGTCTACCGGGTGTATCATTTCTAACATCCATTTGAATAGGAGATATAGCATTAAAAGATCTGCCAATAATATTCCAATTTCTAATTGGTTTACCATTTAATATATCACTTTTTTCTGGTAATTTTTCTCCAGCCAAAGGTTCTAAGAATTGGTTTCTGTTTCTAATAGAAGACCATAAATCAGAGTTTAGTTCTTTCATGTGTGGATTAACCCATTTACCAAACTCATTACGCATACCTGCTAATGGTATACTATTATTCATAATATTAGCTGCTCCTTTTTCCCAAGCTCCGGGTTTAAATTGAGCCATTTGCATCATTTGATCTAAACCAGACATATATGTTTTACTGGTTAAACCTCTACCAATAACAAATGCTACAGCTTGTAAACGTTTTTCTGCCCATTCTGAACCCATAAGTTCCATGTTATCACCAATATCAGCAATAGCAGAGAATATAGTGTTATAAGGTTCTAAACCTGAATAATCAAATCCTACGTCACCTACGTAGAAATGATTAGGTTTCCAACCAGAGTTAATCCAGTTTTGTTTTAAACTTCTATCAGCAGGACCATTTCCTGTTAGTTGTCCAGCCATATACATACCTGCAAAGGTTGTAACTGTAGCTGCACCAACTGCTTGTCTACCAGCAAATAAATTTCTAGCATTAGCTAAATCATTAGCATTATCAATACCATATTTACGTAATGCTGTAAAATCATCACCTGTGTGTCTAAGAATATCAATAGATTCTTTATGTAATGCACCTAATAATGGTGTATTTTTATAAGTAAAGTTTAAACCATTAATACCAGTTCTAGCAAATAAATAGAAAGGTTGGATTAAAGGTTGTTTTTTAAATACTTTATCTAAATCTTTTGCCCATCCTTTTAATTCACTTGTTAAAGTTACTTCTTCATATTGTTTTTTAAGCCAATTATCAGCTCCAAAATCAATATCACCTTCTTTATTTAAGAAATTCTTATAATAATTATCTTCAGCATTTTTTAAAATATCTGGAGTTAATTTACTATAATCACCACCTGCAGTTTCTAAAGCTTCTCTAAATCCTTTTTCTTTAGCTCGTGTTCTAGCCATTAACCATTTAAAAGTATCATCAATAGCAGACATAGCACGTGGAGACCATGTAAGTAATTTATTATTATTTAAATTTCTTGCAATATTAGCCATATAGAAAGCTGCTTTATCTGCTTTTGTTCCATTACGTTCTGTCCATTGAGAAAATAAATTCCAGTTTTGATCACTTCTAGTTGGACCTTCAGAATATCTAGTACGAATATCAGCAATATCAGCGTTCCATTTAGCTTTAAAATTTTTTCTAAAAACTGTAAATGATTCAGGTATTAATTCAAACATACCTTTTAATTTAGATACGGATGCTGTTTGACTTGCAAGATCACCAGTAAATGGTGAGCGTAAAGTAGCTCCAGCAGCTTCATTAATAGCGTTTAAGAAGGAATTAGTTGTTGTACCTAATAAAGCTCGTAACGGTGTTTTAGGACCACTTAAAATGCTATTTACCATAACACCTCTAAGTTCAGATAATAATGCACCATTATTTATTTCACCAGCAAATTCACCACCTCGTATTTTAGATCTCATCCAATTATCAAAATCTTTCCAATTATGAATATCATTTGAAACTTTAAATACATCTAATATACCTTCAGCTAATTCATCTGAATCACTATCTTTTAATACTTGCATTAATAATCTAACACCATCTCTAGTTTCTTCACCAAATCGTAATTGTTCAGCATAAACCAGTTCATCAATTTCTTTAATCATTTTAGGTGTTAGTTCACCGTTAGATTCTAGCATTTTTTTAGTAGCTAGATTCCACTTAAATTGAGTTTTTTTAATTTCAGTTAAACCCATAGCTAAGTTTTTAGCAATGTTAGACATGCCTCCACCTTTAGCAAAGATATCTCCTTTACCAAGTACTTCACCTGTAGCATCTGCATAAGCTCTTAAACGTGTCATTAAGGAATTAACAACAGCATCTTTAACTTGTAAATTTTCTATAACCCATTTTTTAGTATCACTTAATTTTTCACCGGGTTTGAATTTCATTTCTAAAAATTCTTTCGGCCAAAAATCTTCAGGACTTAAAGATGCAGAATCTCTACCTAAAATTTCTTGAATACTTGCTAAACTACTATTAGATAGATTTTTTAAATTACGATCTAAAGGATTTAATGCTTGTAATCTTTGTGTAGTATTAACTTTATTCCAATAAGCATCTGCTGCTTGTTTATTCCAAGGATCAGGAATACCAGATTTAGAAAATTCAGCTCTCTCTATTGGTGTAAATACATCACTTGTAATACCACCTTCAATACCTACTTGACCTCTAATTTCATCGAATTGATCTACAACATCATATATATCATCTCGTATACCTACAGAACCTTGTCCTGCTACACTTTGAATATTTTTATAATCTCCAAAAGTAGAATCTAATTCACCGTCAGTTTCCCAAGGATCTTTCCATTTACTGGCTGGTCCTTCTTCTACTATCTTTTTCTGATCAAGTGCGGCATCAAATTTATCATTTAAAACTTGTTTTCTTTGTTTCCAAAAATTATCTATTTGATTTATGGGTTCCTTCATTTTAGCATTAGTACTAACTTGAATTCTTTGCCATAACTTTTGTGGTAATTTTGGTGGAATTTTGCTTAAAGCTTTACCTACTAATGGAAATGCTACTGCATTTAAACCAGCATGAAAGGCACCTTCTGTAACGATTTCACCTTTCATAAAATCCATATGTCTAGTCCAAGCATTATCTTGACCATTAACACTTTGTAAAGTACCAACAAGTGTTTCTGGATGAGCGTTAATTACACGTCCCAAAACTGGTTCGTCCCTCATAACTCTCATAGCATTACTTTGACTATCTACAAATAAGTTTGTACCTATAGCTTCTACTGCAATCACTTCTGCTGTAGATTTAGCAGCGGTTAATCCATAAACAGTAGCACCTTTTGCAGACAGTCCATAGCCTCCTGCTGTAATACCACCACCTACTCCAAATGCGGCTCCTCCTGCAATTACTGGAGCATATCTACCAACTTCAAATAAAAGTGGATCACTCCATGTTTTGTTTACAGGATTTAATATACCATACATGTAAGAAGATGGGTCATCTTTTCTAAGAAGAAAATTAGATATCTTAGAATCAGCTTCCATGTAAGCTTCACCACTAAACCATGTACGAATATCATCCCATTTTTTTTCTTTAGGATTATCAATAATACTTGCTAGTGTTTTTTCTCCTGCAGAGAAGAAAGCATCTGCAGTTGTATTTAATCCTGCTGCTATAGATTGTCTACTTTGTTCAAAACCTCCTTCTACAGTAAATGGATTTTCATCGAATTCAGTTAATATAGATTTCCGACGTTGATGACGATAAGCTGCTTGTGGATTCATTAAAAATCGACTTAACTGACTTGTACCACCCATTGGTGACATGGTTTGAAATCTAGCAATTGGGTCAAATGTACTTCCAATTATATCTAAAAATTGAGGTAATCTAGAAAATAAAGTTTTGTTTTCTAAAGACTCTAACCACATATCAGTTAGTTGTCTATCTCGGTCAGGTGTTATTTCTAAACCAATCTTTTTAAAAAAAGAAACATCATAAAAATCAGAAAATGTAAATTCACCATCTCCATTACGATCATTAACTGCAGTTAATCTTTCATCATTTCTAATAGTATTAACTAAATCCCATGTAGCTCCTACATTTTTTTGACCGCCAAGTTGTTTATGTTTTTCCCAAAGTGCTACATCCTCTTCAGTCATAGCTTCGCCGTTACCAAAATATTGTTCAACAAAATCAGGAGCTAAATTATTTTCTGCGGCTATTCGATCTACATCATATAAACCTGTAATAGGATCAGCTTCATATTTTGGTTTCCATTTTGATGCTATTTTTTCGGAGTATTTAGTATAAGCTTCATCCTTTTTGTCTTCAATAGTTTGTCCAAGAGATTTTTGCTCTTGTGGTTGAGTCGTTTCAAGTTGAGCTTCTTTTTCAGCTGTTTGTTCCTCGGGTGTTCTCCAATCTTCTTCTGGATATGCTTGTTTAATAGCTTCAACTTCAGCTTCATATCCTTCTGTTTCTAAGTTTGCATCAGCGTTAGAAACAGCATCCGCATTAAATTCTAATTCATCCATGTGTTTAAGTTAGAGGGTTCATCCCAAATAGAAGTACCTATTCCATTTTTTAGAGTATCGTCAAGTAGATATTGAGCATATAATGAAGTTTCCAAACTAGGATATTGCATAGCTCTGACTATTTCTGCATCAATATTTTGAGTACCTCTTTCATTAGGAATTATCTCACCATTTTCATCTATACCTGTTGCTAAAGATATTGAATTTGGTCTAGATTGACTTAATCCTTCAGTATAACCATTAGCTTTTAATTGAGCATCTACAAGACCCCACCATCCGCCTTCTCTTGGATTTCGACCACGTGCTATACCTTTGTAATATGCAATAGCACCTTCATCCATGTAAAGACCTCTGGGTCCATATTTTTCAATATTTTCTTGAATTTTATTTATTTGTTTTTGACCATAATAACCACCAAGTACTGTCTTAGTTACAGCAGACACATCATTAGCTATTTCTTCTTTAGCCATTTTAATCTGTACTACTCTATGAGCACCGGGTTTTAAATCTTTTTCTACAGCTTGTACAGCTTCTATATATTTATTTCCAACTGTCTTAGTTTTGATTTCTCTTATAACTCCCATAGAATCAGGGAGAGGTTGTTTAGTTTCTGGATCAACTACTGAATCAGCATGTAAAGCATAATAACTAGCTACTTCTGGTTCATAACCCATAGATACATATTTATTATATTTTTCAGCATAATCAATTTTAGCATTTTCAAGTGCATTAATATAATCTACGCTTTTTTCATTACCTTTTATACCCATAGATCTCCAAACTGTATCTAAATTAGCTTTAATTTTATCTTCAGCACCAAACTCTTTTAATGCTGCTTTTTCTAATTTAGTTGCTGTATCTCTATATTCTAAAGCTGCTTTAGGATGAAATGCATCTAATTGTTCGTGACTAATATATCCATTTTGACTAGCTACCAAAGCTTCAAGAGTATCTTTATCTTCTCTTTCATTTCTATCACTAGCAGTTTCATAATTAGTAACACTTGATGGAATTGTTAAACCTAATTCACCAAACCTTCTTTTATATTCATTTACTTGAGTTGAAGTTAAATCACCTTGTCTAGCTTTTTCAATAAATTCAACTTCCACACCTTTACCAGCGGCTTCTAAATTCTTTAGATCATTATCAATCTTTTTAGTATAACCATCTTTGATTTTCTGTTTTAAATCTTTAACTTTTCCCGGCCAATGTTCAGCGTAGGTTGTACCTTTTTTAGCACCAACTTTAATAGCTAAACGATCTGGCATAGGTTGACTTAATATACGAGTAGCATAGTCAGAATCATTTTCTTCTATACCTTCAGCTATTATTATACTTTCAAAAGCTTTCCATGCACCAGCATTGCCTACAACATTATTATTACCATCAACAGTTGCACCAGTTTTAACTAAGTAATGATAAATATCATCACCTGTTTTCTGACCTGTTTTCCAAGTTGTTTCAGCTTTACTTCTATGTTGAGAAGATGATTCTACATTATATCTAGCTCTGTATTTAGCAATAACTTGGTCTTTAGCATCTTGAATAGTTTTGTTAGTACCAGCTAATTCTAACAGTTCTGGAGAAAACTTTGTTAAACCTGCTTGCTCTCTAATATCTCTTGCAATCATATGCACAGCAGCCTCTTTAAAAGGCATACCATGGATGTTATTATCGTGTAATTCTTTAGGAGTAAAAGTTATATTTTCTATTCTTAATGCTTTCTCGCTAGTCATCATAGAATGACTTAGTTTTTCAGCAAATGTATCATTAAAGCTACGTAACTTTTCTTTTAGATAACCAGTTTGTTCCCAAGGAGAAAGTTGAGCAATACGTTCAGCATCAGGATAAACATCTGGACCTGAGACTTTTAACATTTCTGCTTTAATCTCATGATACCTAGTATCTGTTTCAGTTAGGGTACTTAATTCTTCTTGTAACGCTACTAATTTTTGTGCATCAATTACAGTTTGCTCTTGAGCTAACGCAGCACCACGTGCATGATGCCTCGCTTTTTTCTCTTCTGCCATTTTTGCAAGAGTTGCAGAAAAAGCACCTAGTTGCTTAGACATGTCTTTGGCATCGTCAATACCTCTTTGACCCATGACGTTAGCCATGTTGGTCCGTTGAGAGATAGATTGTTGAACGTTGGCTCTTTCACGAGACCTCATACGTTCAATGTTTCTGTCAAATGAACTACTCATTTAACCCTCCGTTGCTTCTTTCCATCCACCTATTGCAGTTTGACCTAAGCCTAACAGCAAACTAGCTGATGATTTTGGAGGTTCCAGTTCTGGAGCCATAGGTGTTGGTCCATGAATAGGAGCGAATCTAACCTGTTCATACAAATCTCTAGATTTTCTTGTAGCTTGTTCTCGAGAAATATCTTTAGAAACTTTTGCTTCTTCTTTCGCCATCATGAGACTGTGTAGTATTTCGGATTTTTCTTGACCTAATTTCTTAGCACTTCTAGCTGCTAATCGACCTGCAGTTCGACCTGTTTGTGTACCTGCATAGTCATTCTCATACATTTTTATAACAGCTTTTTCTATTTTTTGATCTCCTTGAGCAAATAATCTATCTAATTTCTGATCTTCCTGAGTCCATTGATCTACCATTGCTCGATAAACATCATCTTGTTTGATGTCTTCAAGCTGCATATCATTTTTATATTGAGCACGATCGAACATTACTTCTCGATCATACAATTTGTTTTGTTCTTCGAAGTTACGAAGTTTAGCTCTGTTTCTTCCGCTTATCGCTTGTTGTTCGGCTTGGTGTCCCATCACTTGAGACATTCCTGATAGAGCGGTTGAGGCTATTGTTAAGGGTTCGCACACGGCAAAATTCTATAAAGGTTAATTTGTTAGGACCATGTTTTAGTTCCCGTAAGAACTTAAATCCTAGAAACTTTAGAAGTTTTAGATGAGCGGTATTCCGTTTATCTACAATGTTCCAAAGGAGTTTCTCTTCTCTACTTTCAATAAATCGTTTAGCTTCTCGTGCAAAGGTGTATGGATATTCATGTATAGCTGGGGTGCATAACATCCATATTTTTCCACCTTCCTGTACACCGGCTAATCCGGCAGTCTTGCCGTTAGGCACTTCAAAGTAAACTGTGTCTCCATCAAAAGCAGTAAATGGTATATACCAGCGTGGGAAATGGCCATGACCTTCCCATACTTCTCTATAATCATCTACACGAAGATTAGAGGCAACTTCAACAGCCGCCTCCATTGTAATTGGGTGAATGTATTTAGACACGTCTATAATATTTAGGTGAATAATCTCCTTCCCAATTCATTGAGAATAAAGTAGCAGGAGAAGGGTGATTTGATTTTATTAGTACACTTAAGTTTGTGTTCCTATCGTATACTGGTATTGTATGTTTATATTCGGATGCTATTGCTGCAGTACTTGCATTAATATTATCCCATTCTTTTGATTCAACTGTGTAAGTATAATCATCTCTTCCTTTACGTTTTAAAGTTATATCTAATACTCCTACATCTCCAAAGTCAAAATTCATTCTATGGATAACAAGAGATCCTCTAGTTTCAGATCTAGATTTACCTGTGGTCTCTTGCATAACATAAATTTTAGGAAGTTCAACTTCAAACTCATATTCATATCCAACAATTAAATCTGTATTAACTGCTGTGGTAGATGAACCAGCTTCTGTAGATGTCTTCCAGTTTCCGGGTAAAGTAACTGTTTCGTTAGGAGCTGTACCTGTAATAGAAGATGCTGGGATATCATAACTCTTACCAGCTGCGTCGCTATCAGTTGTACAATAAGCTGTGAGTGTACGAGAACTATAGAATCCTGCACCTAACGTAAACGTCGTTACATCATTAGCACTATCATAGGTCATATCTCCAGATGCAATCGTTTTCTTTGTATCTAAATGTATACGATTTTCATCAGGAGAAGATCCTATCATAGGAGTTCCAGAAGTTAATTTTATGTCAAATTTTTCTAGTGTATATGTAGACCCTGTGTTCAATATAACATAGTATTGATCATCCATCATAGTATGAAACACAACATTATTAGGTAATGTCCATCTAAACCATGCAGATTGAGCACGTTTATTTCCAGCTTCATACCATTTATAACCCCATACTTCATTTGTTGCAGTATGTAATGTACTATCTACAGAAAATAATAAGAAGTTATTCTCAGTTGACGCAGTTACATTAGTTATTTTTTGTGGGAATAGTTCTGCAACAATTCTACTTTGTTCTACAACTGTAGGTTCATTTCTAGTCGTAACTTCTGCTATTTCATAAAATCGAGCTTCTCTTGCTGTACTATTTAAGAATCCTATAGTGGTTCCTAAAGACACAAGGTTACTATCGGGGTTAAAAGCGTAAGATGATGCATACGTTATCTTAGCTGTCTCAGGAGTAAGCAAAGCTTCTGCTCCAGAACTCAGCAAGAACTGTTCACTAGCACTAAAGATAACTAGACCTCCAGCATTTTCAACAGCATCATATAATTTAGTAGGAAATGTAGAACTAGATTGTAAATCAATCGGGTCTGCGTTAGAAATTGCCATCGCAGTTTTTACCCAAAAATTATAGAAATCGTTTACTCTAGATAATATAATATTTTCTGCACTAAGCAAAGCTATTCTATTTCTAAAGAAAATCATTTTCTGAATTGGGTTTCCTACAAAGGAGGGAGGACTATTTGTTACGTCATCACCTGCGTCACGCTTACCCCAATCAGGATATCCAAATTGAAATGCACCGTTAGAATAAGTTTGAGCTGAACCACCATTTATAGAAAATGTACCGGGAAGCACTCTAACGAGCTTCAGAGGCATTGTTTCGTTGTCAAAGGTAGTTGTTATCCCGGGAGCTGCTACCTCTTCCCACACGCCCTCTCCGAAGCGACAGGGATGAACTGTGACATTACCACTTGTTGTACCTGAGGAAGCATCTGTTACAGTAAATGTATTAGCGTCAGCAACACTTGTTATAGTATAGTAATTATCACTACCGTTACCACTTGTAAAATCAAGTATAACCTGACCACCGTTAACTAGTCCATGGTTTGCAGATGTAACTGTTATTGTACTACCTGATCTAGCATATGTAGCTTTTTGTACTATATCATCTGCTACACCTTCAGCTTGGAAACGAAGATAATAATCGTCCAAACCTTCACCACTATTAACAACACGTACTGTGTATCCATGACGACATACACGAGGTAAATCGGCTATGTTATTAGCTTCAGTTGTGGTAATAGTCATTAATTGTTTTTCTGGTGATGTAACACCAAAGGGAGTAGCACTGTATAAATGAATACCATTTCCGCAAATCGTGGCTGTAATACCTGTACCACTTATGGCATCTAAAGTTGTTTTTATATCGCCTAAGATACCGCCAGAAGATACATGTTCCTCAGAAGTAGATGATGTAGCAGCTGGGCGTACCATTGCTATATTCGCTCTAGATATAATATTTACATGACTCTTAACTGTAATAGTAGTCGTTACACCTTTTCCTGAGGTATACTGATGAGTATCGTTTGTAGTCCAACCTTCTCCACCAAACTGTAGTTTTGCATAAGCTTGGTATGTGTCGTGATAAGTATAACTCGTATCAACTGCACCTGTAGGTTGTGGAGTACAACGAATATCCATCTCATATCTCAAATTACTTTTACCACCTGAACTTGCATTAGGAGGTGAAGTAGCTCCTATAGCTGTACCTGAACCAATATTTACAACCTCTCTACCTGCTCCTTTACAGTCACCATTACTGGTTCCACTATAGTCAGAGTTCACACCATCTGCTGGTGCATCTACAGTAGCAACTGTTATTCCTGTAGCTCTAGTATGGGTAGTCGTCGCATTACTAGAAGGATCATAAATATCTAACGCATACTGTTTACCATAAGATATAGTATCTAAAGATATAAATGCTTCGTTTAATTGAGGTGGAGATTTTTGTGAAGCATCAGTTAACATCGCTACTTCTTTTCTTCTGTTACAAAAAAATGTAGTTTCGTTAATTGTCATTACCTGTATATCAGAAGACTTCTCATCTGATAATGCAGTATTATCTAAATAAGTAGCTTTATTTGTACCAGCTACATTAGCATAATCAACTGGTATAACAGCACCATCACTACATCTCCATATAGTAACTGTACCGTCAGCAGCACATTGACCAATATACTGTTCATCACTTTTAGTATATATGTTAAACCATTTAGCATTAGCTACAGTAGATGGAGATATTGTATTTATTAGTTGACTTCCCGGACGTTTAATAAGCTGTCTTACTACGTCTGGAACGCCGTTAACTAAGTCTACTACTTGTCCCGGAACTTTTTTTTCATCGGGTTGTGTAGATATACCTAATACGTAATTAGGAACTTTTTGTGTAACACTTGCCATTAGCGTCTTAGCATTTGATAAGGTTTATAAGATTGATATGCAGATTCATCTGGCCAACCCATATAGTTATGGTCACCCTGATTGCATTCATATTCCATACATGCTCCTCTTGCTTGAGTCTCAAAAGTTTGCATCATTCTTAAGAGTTGAGCATTAGAAACTAATTGTACTGCAGCTCTACCGGAAGCTTTATAGATAATATATCTTTGGAACGGAGCTGGTATATCTTCAAAGTTTAAAAGTCTGACATAATTAAAATAAAAATAATCATCATCAGGAAATTCAAACGTATGATCGACTCTATCATATACTTTCCATAGTCCATCTGAATCTTTTCTTCTAACAAAATCTCTAGTCTTATCCCATGCATCTGTCATGTCTATACGCATAACATCGGAAGGTATTATAAATTTATTGTCGCTAGTTTTGTCAGTGTTTTTTATATGATATTCTAAATTAAAAGTCCACCCTTCAGATTGTACATCTTGATTGGATTCTTTTAATAGGTTGTATACAAAGGATACCTCTGGATTGGTAAAGTCTAATCGGGATATAGGAGACTGACCTATGCTACCCAAGATTGAGTTAACTGCGGATAGTTCGGTATCGAGTGTTGTAGTTGTGGTAGTCATAGGTTAAGAATTATGAATAAAAAAAAGGGAGGTC